GGTACACGTGGCTCAGTTCACGTACAAGAGCTACAGTTTGAAGATGCTCGACGTAGCTTTGAAGAAAGCCAGCGTATTAATCAGCGTCTAACTGAGCTTTATGTCAAGCATAATACAGCTGGAAAAAACTACGAACAGCTTTACGAAGCTATGAAATTTGATACGTTTTTGAGTGCCGCAGACGCAGTTGCGTATGGCTTGGCAGATAAAGTCATTGATAAACGCCCATAAAGTGCGTAGATAACTTGGAGCCATAGTATACTATAAATATATGATAGGAGTATATTATGGCTCGCAAACCATTCAATTGGACACTGTTGGACAGAGAAAACTTGTATACAATGCTATACGAGTTGAAGCCTTATATAGTAGGCAAACGCCTTGCCATTAAAACTCTACAAAAGCTATTGTCAGATCATATTAAATGGCACCTTCCTATTAAAGTCACCCTCAAGCGTGACATTAGCCACGAAAAAGGTGTAGTATATATTGGCGGCGCATATTACTCAAGTTATGACATCGACGATCGACGCCATGTAGAAATAGTGTTTAGTTACAGAAATACAGATTCGAAAATTAAACTATCAGAGACACGCTGGGACAGAATGTGTCGATTATTTGCAGATACGATGTTGCATGAAATAATTCATGTACGCCAATATAGAACTCGATCATTTAAAGATATTCCGGGATACGAGAGTACGGCATATTATGCCAGAGATCGCAGAGAGCAAGAGTACTACGGTCATAAGGATGAAATGGGCGCATTTAGTTTTAATATTGCATGTGAACTATATGATAAATTTGGCGACAACTTTGATGCAGCCAAGCACTATTTGGACACTAATTTAGCCAAACGTGCCAAAAAAACCTGCTGGCACAAGTATATGAAAACATTTGATTGGAATCATACCCATCCAGTTATACGTTCTATGAAAAAGAAAATCATCCGAAACTTACCATATGCCCAAATTGGTAAGCCATTTAAAACGCCAGATCACTTGACCTATTAAAGTTTAGACTGTATAATAAACACATTATACACAACATAGGTATCACAATGAGCGACCCTTGCTATCAAGTTATTAATGATTTGGAACTGCATCCCAGCCGTTTGAATAAAGAAGCTATTGTTTTGGCGCAGGCCGAAGCAGGCAATAGTGAATTCTTTCAAGGCTGTCGTCTTGCTCTTGATCCTATGATTACATTTGGATTGAAACAAATCCCGGAGAAAAAAGATGAAGATGGTGATGGCCTACCTTGGGATAGTTTTAGTCTCATTATTACTGGCTTTGTCAATCGCTCATTCACAGGTAACCTTGCTCGCGACACAGTTGCTAACATGATGAAAAGTGCCACTAAGGCAGAATGGAATGGTTGGTATCGTCGCATCCTTATTAAGGATCTGCGCTGTGGTGTCAGCGAAAAGACCATCAACAAAGTAGTGGAGAAACAGTATGCTGATTATTCTATACCTGTATTCGGCTGTCAGCTTGCTCATGATAGTGCTAATCATGAATCGAAAGTTTCAGGAAAAAAGCTCATTGAAGTTAAACTCGACGGAGTTCGTGTTATTACTATCGTTTATCCTGACGGTCGCGTGGATCAGTTTAGCCGTAATGGTAAAGAGCTTATCAACTTTCCCCACGTAACAGAACAGTTTAAATCTATTGCAGATACATTACTTGAGCCTTGGGTATTCGATGGCGAGATTATGAGCGGGTCGTTTCAAGACTTAATGAAGCAAATACATCGCAAAAGTGATGTTAAAGCCAACGATGCAGTATTGCATCTGTTTGATTGTATTCCTTTAGAACACTTTGAACAAGGTGCGTGGAACGCTACACAAGAATTCCGTAGCAATCATTTAACAGAGTTTATGAGCCATCATCAATCAGCATTGCCTAATGTATCGATGGTCGGTCAGGAATTGGTTGATTTGGATACAGAAGAAGGCCAGGATCGTTATAAAGAAATTAATGTCAAGGCAATTGCCGGCGGGTACGAAGGTATCATGCTTAAAGATTCAAAAGCTGGCTACGAATGTAAACGCAGTGTAGCATGGCTTAAACTTAAACCTTTTATTGAAGTATCATTGGAGGTAGTAGATGTTGAAGAAGGAACAGGAAGAAACGTTGGACGGCTTGGAGCGATTGTATGCCAAGGAGTCGACGATGGGAAAACTATTCGGGTCAACGTTGGCAGTGGTTTTAGCGATAGTGATCGTGACGTTTATTGGGCTTCACGCGATTCCATACTTGGTCAGATCGTGGAAGTGCGAGCAGATGCCGTCACTCAAAACCAAGACGGAACATATAGTTTGCGATTTCCAAGGTTCCTACGGTTCAGGGGCTTTGAAGTAGGAGAGAAGTTATGACAGAAGTTAGTAGAATATCTCAACAATCAAATGAGATTTATAGTAAAAACTTAGCCAAACAAGCTGAGATACGACACCAAGAAAAAATTCTCGAGGAACGCAGAGCTAAACAATGCAAAGAAATTGACGAGCAAAAGAGAATTGAGATGAATCGACAGATGAATCGTCCTGGGCAGAATGTGGACAAGATGGCATGAATATTACAGCACACCAAAGTAAAATTAAAACCATTCGACAAGGCGATCCAACGTTTACCTTAACTGACGGGTTTGTAACGTGCCCCAGGGCAGGATTTGAAATTAGCCAAAGCTGTCCCGCAGAGTACAAGAGTATTTTTGTTACTGCAATTAATGCAGGCTGGATTAAACCAGTTGCACATGTCTATGGAAAAGAATTGACCATGGACGCTCTACGTTAAATATATTTTCAAAAGGAGAAAAATTATGTTTGGAACAAATTATATCGGAAATACTGTATATCGAGATGCCAGTGCTGTTAATTCAGCAATGGGTCGAGTATATGGCAACATGAGTCTTGCTGTGCTTACCAGCATGATTGTCAGTTACTTTGTAGGCACTTCACCTGAGCTGTTGGCATTTTTCTTTACAGGTATTCTAAAATGGGTTGTGATCTTTGCACCGCTGGTGGCTATCTTTACCTATAGTTTTGTCAGTGCCAGTTGGTCAAGAAGTGGGTTACAGTTATTCTTGCATGGCTTTGCGGCTCTAATGGGCCTGAGTTTTGCTACAATCTTTGCTGTATTCACTATGGGTTCAATTGTCAGTGCCTTTATGGGAGCGGCGGTGCTGTTTGGTGTAATGAGTGGGTATGGTTACTTTACTAAGAAAGATCTCAGCGGTGTTGGACAATTTATGATTATTGGTCTAATTGCTATTATAATTGCATCAATTATCAATATCTTCATTGGATCAACAGTTATGCAAATGGTAATCTCTGCTTTGGCTATTATCATCTTTCTTGGATTGACAGCATACGATACACAACAAATTCGAGAAATGGTTAGTATTGATAATGACGGTACTGAAGAAGTTCGAGGTGCGTTGACTCTATATATGGACTTTATTAACTTGTTTATCAATCTGTTGCAACTTTTCGGCGATCGTAAATGATTAGAGAATTTATTAACATTGTAGAAGGTCTGCGTATCAGTGACGAGTGGTTCAAGGACGGCGGCTTTAAGACCTACAAACGTCCTGCTAAAGAGCGTTATGAGATTGCAGACGAGCCTGGCACTATTGATACTCTTGAAGGTCCAGTTAAGTATCCAAAAGGATTCTATATTATGACTGGACCAAAAGGTGAGCAGTATCCAATTAGTCCAGAAAAGTTTGCTGAACTTAAAGATGATTTAGGTGATGGCGTTTGCACACCAAAGAAGATTATTAAGTTTGCCAAACTGGCAGATCACTCCGGATCGGTTGACACAAGTTGGGGTGAGAAGTTACACTATAATCCAGGCGAAGATGTTATTGTTCGCCACGGTGAAAACGACTACGGTGTAGTTAAAAAAGATATATTTGCACAAACATACGAGAAAGTATAATGAGAAGTAACTATTGGTCATGCAGTAAGTTTGCAGACTGGATTCGAGGTACGCCTAAACTTAAGGCTGCTAC